TGTACTCCGAAGTCTTCAAGATGCGCGAAGTCATCTCAGAGGAACAGGAAAAAGCTAGACTCAAGGAGGAGGCGAAGAAGAGGCAAGACAGATGGCTACACCGTCAAGAGGAAAGAAACCTGCAAGCCAAGCTGGCAGCAGTGGTAGCGACTTCTATATTCCTCCTGTACCTGTGGCTGTGGCTGTGGTTCGTAAGTCACTGGGGGAAGAGATGATCGGATGGATTGCGGCTTGCGTACTGATTGCCCTGCTATTGCCTTTGTTGGCCATGCTGTACCTCGATGTCTTGGAGACAAAGAACGAGGCCAAGCAGCAGATCGAAAAGGTGGAAGCATTGCGTAAAAAGATCGAGCAAAAGGAAAGGGACAAAGATGAGTAAGCAACTGGAAAAAGATTCTGAATTCAACAAGTTTGATACTGACCATGATGGCGTTGTGACTGACAGCGAACTAGCACGGTCCGAGCGCATGATCACCATTGAGAACATGGACAAGATGGCTGACCAGCAGAGGATCATGGCGTGGGCTGCCTTGGTTTTTCCTCCCGTCATCATTGCGTACATGGCTTCCGAGCTAGTGACGCTGGAGAAGGTTAATGCGCTGAACGGTTTGGCCACCACCTACTGCGCCGCCATGGGAACGATTGTGGTGGCATTCATGGCGGCACAGGCGTATGTCAGGGGCAAGGCTGAGTCATGACGATATTTAACCCTTGGGTGATTCTTGGCTTTGTGCTGGCCATGGGTACTGCTTTCAGCGGTGGATACTACAAGGGTAAAGATTCAGAGTACCAGCGCCAACAGCTTGAGATTGCCGCGCTCAACGCCAAGGCGCGTGAGACTGAGCAGGCGATGGCAAAGGTAGCGCAGACATACGGTGACACATTACGAAAGGCGAACAATGTTGCAAAGGCTAAAGAAAATCAGTTGCGTGCTGACCTTAACAGTGGCGCTCTCAAGCTGCGGCTTCCTGTCAAAGCGCCCACCTGCCCAAGCGTTCCAGTGCCCGAAACCGCCACCGTTGCCAGCGGAAGTGACAGCGGAGAAGCAAGAGCCGAATCTAGTGGATCGGTTGATGTCGCTGCCGATCTTCTCCAGATCGCCGCCGATGGAGATGCCGCCATCAGGAAACTGAATACCTGTCTTGAAGCCTACGAAACCTTGAGGAACACAAAATGAACTTGACCGCCAACTTCTCTCTGCATGAACTCAGCAAATCCGAAACCGCATTGCGGATGGGCTTTGACAATACGCCCGATGATGAGGCCACCGAGAATCTGCGACTGCTGTGCGAGAAGGTATTGCAGCCAGTGCGTGACCATTACGGCAAAGGCGTGAAGGTGAATTCCGCTTACCGTTCACCGGAGTCAAATGCGGCGGTTGGCGGCTCTAAGACCTCTGACCATTGCAAGGGTATGGCGGCTGATATTGAGATACCTGGCGTGGCTAATGCTGACCTTGCACAGTGGATCATGGACAACCTTGAGTACACGCAATTGATTCTGGAGTTTTACACGCCAGGTATTCCTGATTCCGGATGGGTTCATGTCAGCTATGACCCGAACAACCTGAAGAAGCAAGAACTCACCGCCACCAAGGTTGCCGGTAAGACTACCTACTTGAATGGCTTGGTGGCATAAACCATGGCACTTAACCTTGATCAGCAGATAACGCCACCTACACCGCCAAACCTTGGCGCGGCTGATGTTGCCTACGATCAAGGTTTCTTCACGCAATCCTTTGGCGGCTTGAATACCTACTTTGCCAAGCTCGCAGCGTTGTTCTCAGCGTTGTTTGGCAGGCGTGGTGGCAAGTGGATCAACAATCCCTATGGTGCGTTTCAGGACTCCACAGACCAGACTGCGGCCAACACCACCACAGCCTACGCCGTCACCTTTAACACCACCGATTTCAGCAATGGCGTTACCTTGTCCAATTCATCAAGGCTCAATGTGGCGCAGTCTGGCATCTACAACCTGCAATTCAGCATCCAATTCAAGAACACTACCAATGATGGTCAAGATGTGGATGTGTGGTTTCGCAAGAACGGCACAAACATCGACAATTCAAACAGCAGGTTTCATGTCGTGGCAAGAAAATCTTCTGGCGACCCATCGCACCTAATTGCCTCTCTCAACTTCTTTGTCAGTTTGGCGGCAAATGACTATGTGGAGATCATGTGGCGGCCAACAGATATTGGTGTCAGTCTTGAGCACTTTCCCGCCAGCAGTACCCCAACCAGACCAGCCGTACCGTCAGCCATTGCCACTGTCACATTTGTGTCCAATTTGTCAACAGAAACCGCATAATTCAGCCATGGCACTCATTCCTCTCAAAATCCCTGCTGGCGTGTATCGCAACGGTACTGAGTATCAGTCTGCCGGACGCTGGTATGACGCAAACCTTGTGCGTTGGTACGAAAACACATTGCGTCCCATTGGCGGCTGGCGTAAGAAGTCAAACACCGCACTGACAGGCTTATGCCGTGGAATATTGACTTGGAAGACAAACTCCGGTGCGCGGTACATTGCTGCCGGTACGCAGTCCAAGCTCTACGCCATGGATGAGAACAATGTGATCAAAGAGATCACGCCAACAGGTATTGCATCTGGCCGCGCTGATGCCGTCAGCGGCACAGGCTATGGCTACAACACCTATGGCTCATTTGCTTATGGCGTGGCGCGTCCTGACGCTGGCGCAGTAGCACCTGCCACCACATGGAGTCTTGACACTTGGGGCGAGTATCTGGTTGCTTGTTCCGACTCTGATGGCAAGCTCTATGAATGGCAATTGGGATTCACAACGCCAACCTTGGCGGTGGCCATCACCAACGCGCCAACCGGCTGCGCTGCCTTGCTGTCTACTGCCGAGCGATTCCTGTTTGCTTTGGGTGCGTCCAGCAATCCGCGTCTGGTGAAGTGGTCAGACCAAGAGGACAACACGACATGGACGGCGGCAGCCACCAATCAGGCCGGTGACTTTGAACTGAACACGGTTGGCTCACTCAAGTGCGGAAAGCGCGTCAGAGGCATCAATTTGCTATTCACTGATGTTGATGTCCACACGGCGACATATGTCGGTCTGCCCTATGTATACAGCTTTGAGCGTGCTGGTTCAGGCTGTGGCGTGATCTCAAGTCAGTCTGTGGCGGCCATCGACTCTGCCGCTATGTGGATGAGCAGATCAGGATTCTGGATATTTGACGGCTATGTCAAGCCATTGCCTTGCGATGTCTCTGACTATGTGTTCAGCAACATGAACTACAACCAAGCGTCCAAGGTATACGCTGTGCATAACAGCAAGTACGGTGAAGTCTGGTGGTTCTACCCATCAAGCTCAAGCAATGAAGTTGACTCTTATGTCATCTACAACTACCGCGAAGGCCATTGGAATATTGGCACTTTGGGGCGCACTGCTGGCGTAGACCGTGGCGTGTATCTCAACCCCATCATGGTGGACGCATCAGGCTACATCTACGAGCATGAGGTGGGATTTGGCTATGACGGTGGCTCTGTCTATGCTGAGTCTGGACCATACGAGATTGGTGTGGGAGAGAACATCATGTCGGTGCGTCAGGTGATACCCGATGAGATGACATTGGGCGAGGTGCAGATCAGCTTCAAGTCGCGGATGTATCCGACATCAGTGGAAACGACACACGGACCGTATTCAGCGTCACAGCCCACAGATGCGCGGTTCTCTGGCCGTCAGGTCAAGATTCGCTACACAGGCGCTGTGCTGGAAGATTGGCGTGTTGGCGTGACCCGAGTTGACGCTGTTGCGTCAGGTAAGCGTTGATTGACGAGGCAGAGTTTGAGAGACTGCGCCATCATGTGGCCGCAGCCTTAGAATACGCTGGAGGCAGTCACGCAGTTGAGGATATTGCTGAAGGCATCAGGAAAGGGTTTTTTCAGCTCTGGCCAGGTCTTGATTCAGTAATAGTCACTGAGATCATTGTCTACCCGCAGTTAAAGGATTTGCACTTCTTCCTTGCTGGCGGCGACCTAGATGAACTCCGATTGATGCAACCTTTGATCGAATCGTGGGGGAAGAGTGAAGGTTGCAGCCGAGTGTCTCTCGCTGGCCGTAAGGGTTGGGAGAGGACATTTTTAAGAGACAGGGGATACGAGCCAAAGTGGTTCGTAATGTGCAAGGATTTATAGGGGTGATTTATGTCTAAAGGTGGACCGCCACAAACGCAAACAAATACGATCAATCCATATGCGATGCAGGCGTATCGGCAGAATTTGGATTTAGCCCGATCCACGGCTGCGGGTCTTGGTGTTCAGCAATTCGCTGGATTTGATCCACGATATGAGGCTGGTGAAAAGGCTTTGTACGAAGCCAGCATGAAACCCTTTGGCGCTGAAGATATTGCGGCTTTCCAAAACCCATACGAAGAGCAAGTCGTTCAGCAATCTTTGCAAGACATTGAGCGTTCACGCCAGATGCAGGCTTTGCAAGACGCAAACAGAGCAACTGCCGCGAAAGCCTTTGGCGGTTCACGCTATGGCGTGCAGTCTGCACTGACCAACGAAGCGGCATTGCAAGAGGCCGCACGCACCGCTGGACAGTTGCGTTCTGCTGGCTTTGGCCAAGCTGCACAGTTGGCGGCGGCGGCGCGTGAGATGAATATGCGGGGCTTTCAAAACGCCATGAATCTTGGATTGACTCGCCAACAGTACGCACAATTGAAACTTGATGCAGAGCGCAATCTGCCATTGCAGCGTCTGGCAATTGAGCAGGCCGCAATGAGCGCACAACCTGCAAATCTTGGATCGACATCAAGTCAGCCAACAAGTCGCAATGTTTTGACTGGCGCATTAGGTGGTGCTGCGGCTGGTGCACAGTTTGGGCCATGGGGTGCAGCGGCTGGTGGTTTACTTGGAGGTTTATTCGGATGAACTACTTAACGAACTTATTTGGCGGTGGCAATGCCGCAGGTGGTTTGCGTAAACCGTCAATGGGTACTGGCATGGATTTGTATGGTGGTCAGCCAAGCATGAATCTTGGTATGACGATGCCAAGAAATACATATGCTGATTCAGCAACCGGCACAGGCATGATGCCACCATCATCGTTTGGTCAGATGCCTACTGGCTTTGATTGGAAATCTGCGCTTACATCAATGGGTTCACTTCTTGGGAAACAAGAAGAACAGCAACAACCACAAATGAAGCCAGTAGAGTTGCCCATGGGCAGCAATCAGAACTATGAAGAACTGCTGAAGATGTACGGTGTGCGCAGTGGCGGCTTACTTGGATGAGGTGACATATGACTAATGAAGAATTGCAACAGATGTTTGCTGAAACAGCAAGAATCAGAGAACTTGCCAATCCAGCGGCAGTGCCTTATTCCGATTTCCAAGTGCCAGCATCAAATGTCGCGCCATCATCGTTTGCATCAAACCTTGGCGGCTTACTGTTTGGCGGTGCTGACTCAGGATTGAACGAGTACCTGTCAAGGGAGCAGCAAAAGCAGATGCAGTCTCAGGCACTGATGAGTGCGGCCATGTCGCTGCTGAAGAACAGTGGCTACACCACAAGACCTATTGGACTTGGTGAAGCACTCGGCAGCGCGTATGAGGCTGGCACTGCTGGCTACCAAGGCGCACAGAAGAATGCCATTGAGCAGATGCTGACCAAGCAGAAGTTGGATGAGTACAAGCGTCAAGTGGCTGATGAGGAAGCATATCGAAATATGTTCACTCAAATGCCAACTGCTGGCGCACCAATGACACCAATACAAGCATTGTCTGTTGGCGGTGGACAAGCCGGTCCTACACCGCAACGCGCTGCAATGATTGGTCAGCCTATGCCTGCCGGTACTGCAACAACTGGCGGTATGCCTGCTTTGACGCAAGTGCAGATGGACATCTTGCGGCGTATGCCTGCCAAAGAGGGCAGAGCAGAACTCTTAAAGCTGTCTCAGCCACCAGAGATCACAGGCCAAGCATTCAAGGGTGCTGATGGCAATTACTATTACATGACCAAACAAGGTCCAATCCCAGCGTCAATTGCGCCTGCTGACTTGGGCGCTGAAGAGTTTGGTGCTGCTGTTCCTGAAGTGGTTGGCGGTCAAACTCAAATGGTGCAGTACAACAAAAAAGGCGATAGAAGAGTCGTTACAGGCGTAATGCCTTACGAAAAACCAGAAGCATCGCCAGCTGAAGTTAAATTATTAGAAGCGGCAAAGATGCCGATCACCATCGAAAACATCATGGCGATTCGCAGATCAGGCGCTGCCAACATAACTCAAAACGCAGAAAAAGGTGGCCTTGCGCTTGCATATGAGCAGGGAGTCAAAGACCTTGCCGCATCAAGAGATATGGCGCGGTCTGCCAATGCAACACTTGCAAACATTGACAGAATTTTGCCTGCACTTGATACGGCAATCACTGGTCCTGCCGCTGACTTCAGAGCAACACTATTGCGTGTTGGCAAACAATTAAATGTTGCTGGCGCTGATGCAGATCAAATCCTTAAAAATACCGCCACTGTTGTGCAAGGACTTGCACAGCAAGAACTTGATGCAGCATCTCAAATGCGTGGACAAGGTACATTGACTGATGCAGAGCGAGCAATTTTGCGCCGCGCTGCTGGTGGTGATGTAAGTTTGACGGCAGGCGAGTTGCGTGTCGGTTTACTTGCTGCACAAAGATCAGCAAGAGCAAGGGCTGAATCGCATGGACAGTTGTTAAGTACAGCGGTCAGAACGATCCCATCGTTGGCACAGATTGCGCCAATGTATGAAGTGCCAGTCTATGGCGCACCAGCAGCAAATCCATTGCAAAATGCGGTGCAACAAGAGATTGACAGACGCAAAGCCTCTGGAGGAAAACGATGAGTGATGGACTAAGTCAATTCAGTTATGAAGAACTAGAGGCTATCCAAAAGGGTGACTTTTCAAAACTGTCAATGGAAAAGTTGGAAGCATTGAAGGAGGTTGCTGGTGGTTTGCCTACTCAGCAAGCACCAACGCAAGTTGCGCCAATTCCTGTTGCAGTTGCGCCACCAGCGCCTACACAGCGTTTGCGTGCAATTGCACAAGGCGCAACATTGACAGGCGCTGATGAGGCAGAGGCTTATTTGCGTTCAATGGCTGGCGAAGACTATCAAACAGCGTTGGCTGACATCAGGTCAAAAACAAAAGCCTATCAAAAGGACAGGCCATTTGAATCGCTTGGCTATGAGGCTTTTGGCGGTCTATTGCCTGCGGCTGCCGTCACATTAGGAACTGGTGGTGCAGCCGCACCAGCAACAGTGCCTATGGCGGCAAAGACAACCGCAGATGTCGTCAGAGGATTGGTTGGAACATCTGCGCTTGGCGGTTTGTATGGGGGCACAACCGGATTCCTGTCTGGTGAGGGTGATGTCTTTAGTCGTTTGGCAAATGTGCCTGGCGGTACAGCAGTCGGCGCAACCGTTGCACCAGTAGTAAAGACGGCCATTACCGGCACTGGAATGCTTGTTGATAAGGTCACAGACTTTGCTCGCCGTCTTGCTGGTGGCCGTGGCGCAAAAGTAGTTGAGACTGAATTACAGCGTTTGGCGGGTGAAACTGGACTCACCACAGATGAGATCATTGACCGCATTGCTCGCGGTGAGATCATGGCTGAGAACGCCACATTGCTGGCCGCTGTGCGCGGTCTGTACGCTCAAGGTGGAAAACCATCAACCACATTGATGTCGTCTTTGACGCGCAGACCTGAAGAGCTACGCACCTCAGTGCTGACAGATATGCAAAAGACTCTGGCTGGCCAAGAGGGTAATGTGTTGCGTCAATTCAAGTTGAATGACAAGCAACTCAAAGAACTTGAAACAGAGGCATACAAAGATGCTTTTGGAACTGGTGGAGTTATTGACTCAACATTGTTGCAAAGTGTGACTGATGCCTTGAAGCGTTCACCATCAGCAGTAAAAGATATCAACGATATCTATATTGCACAAACCGGCAAAAAGCCATTTTTCTCATTTGACAAGAATGGCAACATCAACTTCAACCGCACACCCACACTGGAAGATGCCGAGGTAATTCGGCGTGGTATTCAGACATCAGTAGATCAGGCATATCAAACAGGCCGTGGCGGTGTTGGTGGCGCTCTCAAAGAGGTTGAAGAAGCATTGCGTGATGCAATAGACACATCATCGAAGAAGCTCGCTGATGCGCGTTTGCAGGCCGCTGTGAGGCGCACCGCAAGGGATGCATTCGATGATGGCCGTAAGGTATTTGGCAAAAGTGCAGATGAGGTTGCTATTTTGGTGGAAGAGTTGTCGCAAAAGCCTGGCGCGCTGTCCGCATTCCGCGCAGGCACTATGGATGCCATCCGCAACAAAATGACAACTGGCACACGCACATCAATGATGGCAAATCTTGCAAATGCAAACTCTAAGGAGGGTTTGATATTGCGGACGATTTATCCTGGCGATGAACTAGCTGGCATCTTGCAACGCATCAACACTGCGGCTCAGTCTCAAGCCGCCAAGAGTTACATTCTTGGTGGGTCTTCAACTGCTCCAACATTGTTGCAGGCGGCTCGCACTGGAATGAATATCTCTGCCGAAGAGATTGCAAATGTGATGTCGGCAAATCCTTTGACGATGGCATCATCAGCAGTAAGCATTGTGAAAAAAGTTGCAACCAAACAAAATAAGAATATGACAGAGGCACAACGCGATGCTGTTGCAAAGATACTTGTCTCCGAAGACCCTGATCTTGTGCGCCGCGCATTGACTGACACCAGTGCAATGGCGACATTGCAAAAGAAACTGAACGACTTCTCACGCTTTGCCGGCAAGACTGTGCCTTACAGTTTGACCGGCATCACGGCAGGAAGAGTGCCAAACGCGTTTCAGCAAGGACAATAAATCATGGCAAAAGAAACTGGATTACTTGGCGATATTTTGGGTTATCTGCAAGACCCAAACAGGACGCAGGCTTTGCAAGGCATTGGCGGCTTATTGCAATCTGGCGTGTCGAATATGGAGCAATCCAGAGACAAATTTAGAGAATTAAATGCTCGCGCATTTGCAGATAAAAAGAATCCCATCAAGGTCACTGATCAGGCGGCTTTCGATGAACTTGTCAACATGACAATGTCTGGTCCAATGTCGTTTGCGCCTGCTGGCATCACTAAGAAGATTGCTACCGTGATGAATCCATCACGCATTGCTTTTCCTGATATCTATAAAAACCCGCGTGAATTGGTGCAAGAGGCAACAAGCCGTGTGGCTACAGAAAACCCTCTGATGAAACAATTGTTTGGCGTGACCAGACAGGACTTATTTGACATCTCTCAGCAAGGCACTCGCGCTGGCAATATCACTGATGTACCGTTTAGAACTGCCGCCAATCCTAAAGGTGCAAAGCACGCGCCACAGGTTATGAATCCGCGCAATGTGCAGCGTTTGCAAGACATTGTGGCCGAGGCAAAGCAGCAGCCAGAACTGTACAAAGGCATGGCATCTTGGTACACCATGGACCCGCTATATCAGCGATTTGTTGATATATATGGCGCTGACAAAGCTATTGGCGAGTACAACAAATTCAATGCACTGACAGGGATGTCAAGTCCTGGCAGCGAGGTGCTCACCGAATTAAACCGTGGTACTGCCGCCAACATGATGGACACCATGGGAAGATTTGAAGACTTCCGAACTTTTGGCGGTATTTCTGAAAAGAAACGAGGAAAGAATTTTCCTCCAGAACTGGCTGGCGTTATCGGCCATCCATATCACAGCACCGCGCAGGCCGGTCCAATGGGCAAGTATTTAGCCGGTGGATTGCTGGACATGGACTCTGCCAAAGTGCCAAGCTATATCCATGCGTCTGGTGTGCCAGAGACAGGCTTTCAAACGCAATGGCCGGTTGGAGACGCACACTGGTCACGATTGGTAGGTTTGCCTGATGTGCGTGGCGCAACAACCTCTAAGGGCGTTCAAACAATACCAAAGGCCAGCGCGTCAGTGCCTGAGATGGTTGCGCTTGGACCGTGGTTCAATCAGAAAGTGGCGCAACCTATGGAGCTTGAGGCAGTGCCTGCACAAGCTGTTATTTGGGGCGCTGGATCAGGCGCAACCGGAGTGACTTCACCTATTGGTGCGCCAAAGCTAGAGTTGCTGGCGCAACAAATTGGTGAGACAGCAACCAGATTGGGTATCTCTCCAGAAAGCGCCAGAGACTTAATTATCAGAGGACAGGCTTATGCCGGTGGCATTACCAAAGGCGGCATCCTGAAAAAAGAAGATTATTGATCTTCATCAAGCCAATCAATAATTTGATTTATGGCCTCCTGCGCTGACGGTGTTTCACCGGATGCGACTTGTACTTCATTTGCCTCATCAAGCATTTCAATCAAAAATGCTTTGAGTTTTTCTTTGTCAATCATCACTTATCTCCAAACAGTGCAGCCACCAGCGGATCACGCCGTGGCTTTAACCTCTTGCCTCTTTCCCTTGCCAAGCGGAAAGCCTTATCGTCCAATGTCTCGCGCTCTCTGAATCTACGCAACCTCTCCATGGGTGTCAGTGGTGGAGGTTTGACGGCATCAGTGCCGATGCCATAGCGGTACACCGCCACCAGCACTCTGCCCGATCTGCGCCACTCTTGTATGTGGACAGTGCCAGCGAGTCGCAGACGGTTGATCATCTGCTGCGCTGACCTCTCGGTGCAGTACACCTTGGCCGCCAGCTCTGGCGCTGTGCAGGCTGTGCGCTGGAGTAAGTCAATTACCTTGGGCAGTCTTGCGGATTTCAAGTATTGCGTTCCTTGAGTTGCTGTTCAATGAACTCACGCAGTTCGTCAATTTCTTCATGCAACCGCTGTTGAATCATTGAGTTGCATATGATGCCGTTTTGATGGTCAGGGTGTTCTTCACAGCGTTGATAGAAGTCTTTTATGTCTTCGTATTTCATGTGTTCTTCTCCTTGAGTTTGTCTTGAAACCCAACAACCGCCAACACAGACAACTCTTTGAAGTCATCTCTGTCCATAGTGATGGATACGCTGTGGTCTTTGCCAATGCCGACAACACTTGTGACCCATCCCTTTCCCCAATACTCTGTCTTCTTAGCGGCTCGTTGAAAACCATTGCGTCTGACCAACTCAAATAAAAGTTGCTCATCTGAGAAAGTCTCTATGCTTCTGTCCCATCTTGTGTCTTTGCTCATGTGTTTCCCCTTGCTCTGATTTTTGCCGCAAACACTTCACCGCCTTTAACAATTCCATCCTCACACAACTTTGCACAGGCTTCACGCTCTGCCCTGACTGCCGCTTCACGGGACTCATGCAACTCACGCATCACCTCGATGACCGCCAATTCATGCTTGAGCATGATGGCCTTAATCATCTCAATTGGCTTCTCAATCATCGCCATCGCCGCTGCTTTGTTTTGATCGGTTTCGTTTTGGGCTTGGGTGATTGCCTCTTGATGTAGTTTGCTAAGTGATTTCATTGCTTTTTCCTTTTCTCAGCACTCTCAATCAAATACTTTCGCAGCCACAGGCCGCCACCCAGTTTGCGCCATTCTTTGAATTGCTCCTGCGTCAACCGCGCCCCTATGATTTTGGGGTTGGTGGTCAACTCTGTCTTTGGGCGTGCCATCTATTTGTCCTCGGTCTGGTCCAGCAGAAATTTGATGACGCAAAAGATCACCAGTAGCGTGATTGTGATGGAGAGCACCGCCACAAGCAAAAAGTTAATTATGGTTTCCATACGCGCAGCACCTTGGATTTGTGGATGGGTTCGTCAACCGCTGGCGCGTTGCCAAAGCGTGGTGTCCAACCGTATCTGCGCCAAATTGCCTGCACATCAGCGCCTCTGGTTGGTGTGAATGCGGCATCAAACACATGAATGGTTGGCCATGTGATCTTTGTGCCGTGTGGGGGTGTCCAGTTGAGCTTTCTCATTTTTGAGTCGCCAGCAATTCCATCTCGACATCTTTCACGCGGTCACGCAGTATGCTGACCTCATGCTCCAGCTCGGTGATCTTGCGTTGCATTCTTTCGCGTGTCATGTTCTCCGCGTGCGCCCATCCGATCAATGTGCCCTCGGTGACTGCCATACGCGCAAACTTGGCGTATTCATCGCGGGTGAGAAATCCACCACCCACTTCCATGGGTGGCGTGAACTTATTGACAGCGCGGTCAATTTCCATTTGCATTGTCTGTGACATTGTTTTCTCCTTTGGGTTGTGTGTTCCAGGCTTGCACCAACAGGGTTGCGTTATAGGGGATGCGTGTCACGGTGGACAAGAATAAGCCCTTGCCGCGCTGTTTGCGCCCCCAAGCATCCATGGCATTGGTGTTCTTCAATTCATTGCGTTTGACGGCGGCATAGACCGCGTTGGGCTTGAATCCTGCCTCCACCAACTCGGACATGGTCCGAGGTTCTTGGCAGTAGTCTTGCAGCTCGGTCACGCTTCCCTCGCTTTCATCATTGCGTCTGCCATCTCATAAGCGCAATCAGCGGTAAGTCCAACCGTGCAACTGCTGGTGTGCTGTTGGTTTGAGCAATATCCCTGCATAGCCTTTGCCGCAAAGTAGTCACGAAGCGTCATGCCGTTGCCTTGACTCCATCCTGTATGCCCAAAGTATGGAAATGCTGGTGGGTTATTCATCATCGTCCTCCCTCTCTATACTTTCCTGAATCAGTTGCTGCTTAACAAACTCCAAAGTGCCGATCACTGTGGCCATGTATAGCGTGTCGTTGTACTTGTGTATGGCTGCAAGCAAGTCTTCAACCAGACCATCAATAAGTTTGCCTTGTGAAAGGATCATGATGACCACCATGCGACAAGCAGTGCGGCCAAGCCTACGCCAATGGCGAGGCACAGCAGGTAGTCATAGGCTGACTCAGCGCGTTTGCTGAGTTTGCGGTGGTTCTCCACCGTCATGGCGTGTTGTGTGTGGTTCATTGTGCTGTCTCCAAGGTTTCATTGGGATATATTTTTTGTTGACGGGTATCCATCCACGCATCAATGTCAGTGCGTCTCCATGCAACTGCCCTGCGTCCAATGCTAATGGGATGAGGAAAGTCTCCGCGCTTCATATCCGTGTAGATGGTTGCTCTTGATTTTTTCACCAAGCCAATGACTTCAGGCAATCGTAAAATTTGTTCTGACATATCTCACTCCATGTAAAAGATGGGGGACGATGCCCCCTTGGGTTTAATAAAGGTTTGCTTGACCGCGAGATGCGTAAGAAGCACCAACAGACTCTTCATAGGCTGCGTCTGCATCATCTTGGAGAGCTTGCCAAATGGCTTCATCTTCTTCAGTCCACTCGCTAGTTGCTGCTTGATCGTTCATTTCGTTTTCCTTAGAGTTGCGTTGTTGATGAGTGAATCATAAATGATTTGACTACCTTGTCAACAACTATTATTTATTCCCACACAAACAAGTCGGGTATTCTGCCCCTACAATGTCTTTGCGCGTTTCTGCTTTCGCGCAGTTGCCTTTTGGGGATCGGTTCGCTGATCCCCTTTTTTCCCTGTACACTTGACGCTTTCCACAAAACATGGTTAACATTGTAAACATGAAAGTATCTCAACAAGCAATACACGACATCAAGCACAAGATCGAGTCAGCCGGTTACCGGATGTCGGACTTGTGCCGCGTGGCAGAGATTGATCAGGCTCAGCTCTCGCGCTGGGTTAATGGTCAAACAGAGCCACTTTACTCCACCGTCATACGCTTGGAAGAGGCCGCCAATGCGCTGATCTCAGCGCGTTTGCAGGTGCTCAACAAGGCCATGGAGGATGCCGTCAAATGACCCGCATCATAGGAATCGATCCTGGCCTCTCCGGTGCGGTGGCCGTCATCAATGGCACTGACAGTTTGATCGTCATTGATATGCCCACCATGACGGTGGAGCGCAACGGCAAAGCCAAGCGACAGGTCAGTGCCAGCGAGTTGGCTGACATCTTCTCCCCCTACGACTCAAGTAAGTGTCATGTCTATGTGGAAAAGGTCAGCGCCATGGCGGGTCAAGGCGTGACAAGTGTCTTCAGCTTTGGGCGCAGCTTTGGCATGATTGAAGGCATCTTGGCCGCGTACAAACTGCCTGTGACTTATGTTGCACCGGCCACTTGGGTGAAGGCCGTTGGCCGTGGCCAAGGCAAGGATGCCAGCCGCGCACGCGCCATGGAACTCTTTCCGAACAATCAGGCTGACTTCAAGTTGAAGAAGTGGGATGGCCGTGCTGACGCAGCCTTAATCGCATATTGGGGTGCACACCATGCAAGATAAAGAGAGACAAGTCATGCGCGAGCACATCATCTGGCTGGGCACTCAGTTGGAGTTGCAACGCAAAGCCAATCAGGACAAGGTGGTGCT